CTTGGACGATGCAATTCGTCCATCGAATATAATGTATTTAATTCGTAAATCTCCAGACTTCGCACAGAGTCGAATCTGGTCTGCAAGGTATGGCATGAGGTCGGGCTTAGACTTTCCACAGAGATCGCGGTCAAGGTCAATGGCTCGAACAACTGATTTAGCACCTTTATCTGGGTTATGATCAGACTTAAGATGTGAATGTCGAGCATCACCAATCCAGCCGTCCGAGGTTCTATCTCGATCTGGGTACGAATCATCGAGCTGCTCCCTTAGTTGCTGCCCTGCCTTACAAAGCCATGGGTTCATGCCAATAAAGCGACAATATCTTCTTGAGTTAAACCAAGAGCATTGAGTTTAGCAATAGCAGATTCCTTCGCTTGAATTGCTTTTGCTTCCTGCTCTGCTTTCCAAGCATCATACGCTGCAAAGCCATCATCAAATTGCTTCTTTGTGATTGGACTTACGCCTTCGTCATAACGAATAGAATCAAAGTCATCACCTGAAATTACCCATCCACCATTAGGGATAAGTTTATTTAACACGTCTGTGCCTGTAGCCATTTTTATGCTCCAATTTCCATAAGAGTAATTGTTGCCATTGTGTTGCCAATTTGTGTGTAGGCTGTTCCAACGCCGCCTGTATTCTTAAATTGACACTTATATGTTGTTGCGGAAGTGGTGGAAGGACTGTCAACGTAAGTTGGGGCCCAAGCTGTGTAAATTGCTGATTCTGAAGTGTATGCGGCGGCTCTAAAAAGCATCCTATTTTCCATAAGTTGAGTTGCGCCTCGCAGAAGATTCATATTCATAAAAAGTTCTTGTCCCGAACTATGAATCAAGGCAATTGGCTGAGTAACAAAAACCGCAATTCTTGAGGTTGTAGCAGCTGGGGTAATCGACAAAGTTAAGCCTGAATCTGCGTAGGTTGTTGAAGTTGATGATGCTTGTGTTGAATAAGTTGTGCTGACAACTTGCAGGATTTTACCGCCGCCAACGGCAGGGGTAGCCCATTTAAGACCTGTCGCTGTGCTTGAGTCTGCTGTAAGTACCTGATTGTTAGAACCAACTCCAAGACGAGCATCGGTTGTAGAATATGTATATAAATCGCCTTTTGTGGTTAGTGGGCTAGAGCTGCCACCGATTGAGACCCATGCTGATCCTGAATAATACTGGGTTGCGTTTGTGTCCTTTAAGTAGGAAATCATGCCCTCTTGTGGACTTGCAATAGCCGCAGTACGAGCTGCCGCATCTGCGAACACCATTACAACTTGAGAGGCTAGGTAGCCATTAGCCGAAGCAGCCGTTAAGACGTCTCCTGTCGTAAACTCTATGTAGCCTTGACCTGCTGCCATTATTATCTCCTAGTAACTCAATGTAGATGTGCCGATTATACCGTATGTACTGCTTCCAATAATGAATCCGTCCACTATTGGCTCAAGCGTGGTGATTGCTACTTGCATTTTGTTTGCTGTAATATCCCAAGCAAAGCCCTGTGCCTGTAATGTCTTGGTGATAGTCGAGCCTGACTCTGTGACGTTTGTGATTTCTAGGTTGTCAAAGTAATCAAGCCCAATAAGGGTGTCAGTTGGAACGTTTGGGTCTAGCAAGTCCACCAGCATCTCGTCAATACGAATGGTGGTCTCCTTGCGGGTATTGACATAGTTCTGGGCGATGCCTAGCACGATGTCATCTGTCTGTGCCACAAGGTTCTCTTGTGTCAGGCTGTGTGGGAAGTACTTGTCAATCGAGGACTGGCTATAGACCAGTTGTGCTGTGCCGCCTACGCGGTTGAACTTGACATCGTTGATAATGAGCTTGTCATCAAAGGCATACTTTACGTTGCGGTAAGGAATCCCTGTGGTCTGATTAAAGGCGATAGAAGGCTCACCAAGGCTAGATGTGACCTCTGTGCGGTTGAGATATACGGCTGTGCCGTCTGCGCTCATGTAGAACGCTCCAAGCCCTTCAGAAAACTCTGCATTCTTAATTGCATCTAGAGTAGAGCGGTTGGTTGCAGGATCAGCGACACAGGTCGAGACTCCTGTAGAGATTGAGCGCATGGATGCAGGGAAGCTTACATTGTCTAATATTTTGTTAATGCGTGTGCCTGTGTCTTGCCCTGCTGCTGTGTCTGGGATAGTGCCTACGTTAGACATCTGTAATAGACGGAAGCCATCGGTACACATGATGTCCACATAGGCAGTCTCTTGCCCTACAGGGAAGGTGTAGCGGTAGTCATTCACATAACCAGAAAATAGGAAGTGTTCTGCTGTCGCTGTGGTAGCAGAGATGCGCAGCTTGCGAAGAGGCACAAGATAACCAAAGTAAGGCGAGGCAGGGTTCTGCGGGTTAAAGTAACCTAGCGGGTCTAGGACTCGCACAATGGCTGTACCAGCGTCATAGGTGTCCTTCATGATGTTACGACCACGGCGGATTGAGATGCTGTACACGTCTGGCGTTAAATCAACTGTTGGGATAATGACATCAGATGAGCCAAAGGAATTGACCCCGATGACTCCGTTATCTGGTGAACCAATGACGAATCCCGAACCAAAAGTTGCTCCGCCAGAGAAGTCGAATGAGACGGCTATCTGTGCGGGTAGGCTCATAAGAAGAATCCAGAGTAACGCTCTAGTTGTGCCACCTTGCCAGAAGATAGGGAACTGTTCTGTAGGTTGCGGGCAATAGTCTCGGTTAGGTCTTGCTCGGATATAACTGATCCTGCAACGTTCACCACAACTGTGCTGCCCGCGTTAGGGTTGTAACTTAAGCCTGTCATCTGATTGTAGGAAATCATGCCGTCTGAAGGGTAAGCAGATACGTTTGTCGCTGGTGGTGTTGGAACGCTTGTATTGCCTTGTGGCGATGTAGGTACTGGCGCATTGGTCATAATGGCGGCTGCCTTGCCAGCCAAGTAAGACAGGTAGGCATCGAGATACTCGAATGGGTTGCGAGCATTAGGCAAAGCGGTGAGGAATCTAGCAAGGTTGCCTGAAGCATCTTGCGCCTTAAGAATCTGGTTAGTGAGGTCTCTGGCTACTGCTTCGTTGCCGTTAAGGATTGCAAGCTGCGCCTGAACGCGCATTGTTTCTTCTTGAGTAAGTTTGCCTTTAAGAGCTGCTACAAGTTGAACCTGTTCTAAGTCAAAGATTGAGGCAGACTTCTTAAGGCTGTTCTGCTTCTTCTGCTCTGCTGTTAAAGCCTTTGTAGATGAGACCTGCTTCTTGGTTAGGGCTGCAACTTCCTTGGCTCGCTTAGCGGCTGCTGCCTCCGCTTCGCGCTGCTGACGTGTGCGGATTGCTGTACCTGCTGGTGAGGCTGAACGTCCGCGAGAGACTGTCGGGGTGCGGTCAAGGGTTCTGGCGAGCAAACCATCTGCGCCTGTGAGACCACCAAAGGAAGTAAGGAAATCAAGACCCTTGTATAACTGACGTAATCCGTTAATGGCTTGGGCTGTAGCCATAGTAATGGCGTTAATGCCCTTGGCAATATTCTCAATAGTCTTTTGTGCATCGCTGGCTTGTGATCCACCACCGAGGACTGCAAAGGCATCCACCAAGCCCTTACCGATTGTCTCTTGAGCATTAGCAGATGCAACGCGTAGAACGTCCATCTTGTAAGAAGTAGTTGTCAGGTAGTCCTGCGCTGCGCCAGCAGACTTAGCCAGCATGATTCCTAGAATCTCGTTAAAACTCTTGGTCTGTAATTCTGCGCGGGTAAGTCCTGTGTTGTACTTGATAAGTCCGCGAGTAATCCCGACATAGCCTTTACCTAAGTCATTAACGACTGTGCCTAGTTCTGTGCCTGTGGCTCGGCTAATCTGGATGGCATTGTTAAGAAGCTCTTGAGACTTGGTAAGTGATCCTGTGATGTTAAGTAATGACTGGAAGGCTGGACGGAGTACATCGTCAGCGATTGCTGCGCTCTGCTCAAGTCCAGAAATAAAGGTTGCAACCTGAACCTTAGAGAAGGAAAGCCCTAGGTTATCAACTGCGCTGGATAGTCTGCGAGCTGCTGCTTCATCCTCGGCAAAGGCCTTAACTGCTGCCTTGCCATAGGCTGCCATAGCGGATGCACCAAGGGTAACACCAAGGGTTTGCCCCAGTTTCTTAATTGTCTTGTCTAAGCCCTTGACCGACTTCTCTGCTTTGTTTAAGCCAGTCGCATCCATCGTAGTGGCGATGCGGATTGCTAGGTCTGTCATACCAGCCATTAGTCAGCTCTCCTTGCTCTAAATGCTATTTCGCCTCTGGCGTTAGACTTCTTTACAACCTTTTCGTTAGAGGCTTGGATAGCCTTTACAACTGCGGCGGTTGTCTTGCCTTGATCGTTAGCCCATGCTCTAAAGAGTAAGCGACCCTTGGTCTTGCGAGTTCTGCGACCTGCGCTGTTTGATTGCTGTGAATCAACCAATGGCGGTAGTGCGCCAATGAACTGCTTACCCGCATTAGGGTTGGCAGACTTATTGACTGTTCTGTCTGTCTGCCACTCTGTAATAAACTTGCCGTTGCGGTACTTCTTAACACGCTGGGCTGGTGGTAATCCTTGTGGGTTCTTGCGTCCTGCTGTCTCGTAAATCGCACCAGCAGCAGACTTGTTAAAGATAGTTGCAAGGCTTCTAAAGCCTCGCTTGTTTGGCTTTGTAGGCGTTGTGGAGTAACCCAAGCCACGTTTGATGATTCCAGCATCGAAAGCTCGATACTCCCAGATTCCAACTGCATTACCCCAGCCGCTTAAAGGCGAATCGCTAGGCACGAATCCTCTAGCCTGATTGACTACCTTGCGCAGATGTCCTGCAATTTCCTTCTGGGTTTCCTTGGCTAATTCAGGCGCGTATTGCTTTAGGGCTTTGCTAAGAGCTACGGCGTTGTCTAGTTCTACTGGCATCGCTTCGCTCCTTTGCTATGTCCTTTAATACCTGTACATGAGCCTTGAAAGCCATCGTAGGAAGTTCCACGATGGAGTTGAACGGAACTCCATACTCGTAACTTAATCTAGCCGCGAGATAGGTGAGGGAGTTCCGATCTAACCTAAAGGGTCAGACTCTAAGACCTCAACTGACTTGAGAGTCTCTAGGAATCCTTCCCCAAAGGGTTTGACTGTTTCACCCGAACGTCTAATTGCTTCCCAGCAGAGCCAGTAAACGTCTGACTGCTTCTGATCTTCAATCAAGGCTTTGTGAAAGCCTTTCTTGGCGTATTGCTCAAAGCTGTACTCCAAGACTGGAGTTATCTCGAACTCCTGCACTTGTCCGTCAGCCCTTGTAACTTTGAGTTTTGCCATAGCCCTTTATCTCCTTCTTACGCTGTTGTGACTGCTACTGTACCAGAGACGTTCCAAGTTACAGATTGTGTGCCAAGGTCTCCAACTGCGCCGTTAATATCGGTAAGGTTATTGACTAGGCAGGTCATTGTGTAAAGTGGGTTGGTCGCTGATGTGACTGCGCTTGTCTGCTTAAGTGTGACTGTTACGTTTGTGCCGTATGCAGCAGCAAGAGTTTGCAAGACCTCGCTTGTAGCTGTGTCGTTGAGGAAGTCAATAGTGATAGATGCTGCTTCAAGACCCTTGACGAACTTGTGTCCTGAATCGCCCATCGCTGTTACTTCGAGCTCATCGAAGGTGCGGTTAAGTGTTACTGCTGTTACGTGGTCTGAGAGATCTACTGCATTGACAGTTAGAACTACGCCATTGTTTAGAAATACTGCCATTTCAGTTATTCCTCATCTTTCTTGGTAGTTGGTTTTGGTGCTGCTTTTACTTCTGGAGTTTGTCCGATTTTCGCAAGAAAAGCGTCTCGCTCCTTTTCCCAGTCGCTCATGACTAGCTCCATTCCGTTAGGGTACTGATTGCGACATCGCAAGCCAGTAAGTCTCCAGTAGGTAGGTTCAGCACTTTAGGGCTGGACACGCTGCCTACGTTGAACACAATGCTCGATGCTTCGAGAAGCTGGAAAAGGCGTACTACATCGTCCTCAATCCCAGCGAGGTTTCCTTGGTTGTCCAGTAATGGCACAAGGATAGTAATAGTGAAGTTTGCTAGTGGCGCGATGGCTGTGTAGTCATTATTGCTAGGCACTAGGTAAGGATCAGCAGGGCTGACAATAACGCTGTTAGCAATAGGCGTAGCAGGTGGGAACGAGAACACGCTCCACTTGCTGTTGTCAGTTAGGGCAGCCGCTATTGTGCTACGAAGGGTGGTTATCGCTGGCATCAGCCCACCATAGAGTTAGGGCTTAGGTAAGGCGCAAGTAAGCCACGAACGCGAGCCATGAGCTGATTAGACATGGTGTAAGGGCTTGGAGCGTAGCCGTCAATAGATACGCCTTGACCTGTTGGAGCTTGACGTGCTTGCCAGATGGCCACGCTGATCATGAGGCTTGCTTCCTGAACTGCTGGCTTGCTTGAATAATCTGTGTAAGTAGTTGCGGCAACCTGACCATAAGGGTAAATAGGGTGAAAAGTCTTAACGACATTAGCCGCATGAGTTGTTGTAATGTCAATGCTTTTTCCATTGA